AGGTCGATCTTGATGTCAATCAGAGCGATCCTCGGACTCATGCAGAAATCATGGTCGATAAGATCGAGAGCATCCTGGAAGGACGCGCTGATTCAGATGTCGCCAACTACTCAATCAAGGATCGCAGCCTGACCAAGCTCAGCATCGATGAGCTGCTGAGGTGGCGCGATTACTATCGACTGGAATTCCGCAAAGAGAAAACAGCTCAGCTGATCGCCAAAGGCGAGACAACAGGCGTGACTGTCAAAGTGAGGTTTTGATCATGGGGCTGTTTGATCGGTTCAAAAAGAAAAAGCCTGTGATGAAGCGGGGATTCTACGCTGCGAACACAGGTCGCCTGTTTGCTGATTTCATTACATCCTCGAGATCTGCCGACTCTGAGATTCGCGGAGCTCTCCGAGTTATCCGCGATCGCTGCCGAGAGAGCGCGAGAAACCATCCCTATTCGAGACGATACATCCAGATCCTGACTAGCAACGTGGTCGGGTCGAATGGCGTTCACTTTCAAAGCAAAAAGCGGAATCCTGATGGATCGCTCGACGCGCCAGGGAATCGCCTGGTCGAGGAAGCGTTCCGCGATTGGTCTCGCTTTGGCCGATGCACTGTCGACGGGAAACTGAGTTTCCAGGCAGCGCAGCGTCTGTTCATCGAGACCTGGGCGCGAGATGGCGAGGTGCTGATTCGCCTGGTCAAAAACATGCGAGACAACGATCACGCTTTCGCGATCCAGTTTTACGAAGCGGATTATCTCGATGAGGAATACAACACCAAGCTGACCAATGGTCGCGAGGTGCGGATGGGCGTCGAGCTCGATGAGATGAAGCGTCCAGCTGCGTACTACTTGTTCGCAGATCATCCGCATCATTCAGACGGGTTCGGCACTGATTACACCAAGCGGAAGCACATTCGGGTTCCAGCGAGCGAAATGATTCATGCGTACATCCAGGAGCGTCCTGGTCAGACACGAGGCGTTCCACCTATGTCGAACGTCCTGCCAAGGCTGAAGATGCTCGATGGATACGAGGAAGCTGAGCTGGTTGCTGCTCGAGTGGGCGCATCTGCAATGGGATTCATTACGTCACCAGGTGGCGATGGTTACATGGGCGACGATCTGGACAACGGCACTCCGATCATGAGCGCAGAGCCAGGCACTTTCCAGCAGCTGCCAGCTGGCATGGATGTGAAAAGTTTTGATCCTGATCATCCGACCACAGCGTTCAGTGATTTTGAAAAAGCGATTCTGCGCGGTATCAGCTCAGGTTTAGGCGTGAGCTATGTGTCACTGTCGAACAATCTCGAGGGCGTATCGTACAGCTCGATCCGCCAGGGCGTGATGGAGGAGCGTGATCATTTCAAGATGCTCCAGGCGTTCATGATCGAGCAATTCGTTGAACCAGTGTTCCGCGCCTGGTTAGACAGCGCGATGATGGCTGGCACAGTACAGATCCCAGCTTATCGGTACGACGAGTTCGCAGCTGCGACCCGGTTCATCCCTCGAGGATGGCAGTGGGTTGACCCACAGAAAGAGATCGCAGCGAACGTGAACGCGCTGAACAATGGTGTCGTCACTCTCCAGGATATTCACGCGCACTACGGGCGCGACACTGAGGAAGTGTTTGAACAGGTGCAGCGCGAGCGCGACCTCGCTGCTCGATACGGGATCTCGATGAATTTCGAGCCATTCGGTGATGTGGCGAAAGCTGCAATGCCTGGAGAGCCTGATGCCGATTTATAAAGGCGTCGAGCTTCCGACCAGGCCGACCGAGGGCATGAAAGAGGAAGCCAGACGATACGAAGCCTGGCGCGAGGAAGGTTACAAAGGCGGGACAGCTGTTGCAGCTGCTCGAGCGAATCAGATCCTTGCGGGAGATTATCTCTCGGTGGATACTGTAAAAAGGATGCACAGTTTCTTTGCCAGGCACGAAGTGGACAAAGAAGCTGAGGGATTCCGACCAGGCGAAGATGGTTATCCGAGCCCTGGTCGGGTGGCATGGGCAGCGTGGGGCGGTGATCCTGGGCAAAGTTTTGCGAGGCGAATTGTGGAACAGATTGAAAACATAGATGAGCAGGATCGCGACCAGGGAGTTGATCTGGAGTATCGCGCTGTCACTATCGATAACGCGGATGTCGAGGAGAGAACAATGGATCTCTCGGTATCCTCAGAATTTGGCGTCGAACGTGAGTTCGGGATGGAAGTGTTGAGCCATGATGATGGCGCGATTGATATGTCGCGCTTGAACAACAAAGCTCCGCTGCTGCTCGATCACGATATGCGCCAGCAGATTGGTGTCGTGGAAAAGGCATACATTGACCCAGAGACCCGCAGACTACGGGCGACTGTGCGTTTTGGAAAAAACGCTTTGGCCAGTGATGTTCTCCAGGACGTCAAAGATGGGATTCGCACCAATGTTTCTATTGGCTACCGAATCCTGGATATGGAAAGAATGAATGACAGCAGCGGGACGGTTGTGGTGCGTTCATGGCTTCCGCATGAAATCTCCGTAGTCAGTGTCCCTGCCGATCCAACGGTCGGATTTGGGCGCAGCCTGGAGAAAGCAGCAGAGAAATCTGAAACCAAAACTTTCATTGAGGTGAAAACAATGAGTGAAATCAATACTGATGAGCTGAAGGCTCAAGCTGCTGAAGCTGCGAAGCGTGAATTCCAGCAGACAGCAAAAGAGATCACAGCTTTGGCTGTGCGTCACAATCGTCGCGACCTGGCTGACAAGGCCATCACAGACGGTCTTTCGATCGATCAATTCCGGGGTATGCTCCTCGACAGCTTGCCAGAAGGTAAGCCACTCGAGCGCACAGCTGGCGACATCGATATGACCCAGAAGGAAGTTCAGCAATACTCATTCATGAAGGCTGTTCGCGGTCTGGTGAATGGATCTGGCTTGACTGGATTCGAGAAAGAGATGTCAGATGAAATCGCAAAGCGTTCTGGCAAAGAAGCTCAGGGCTTTTATGCTCCTGATGCGTTCTGGGCTGGTATCGGCAAGCGTGATTTGACTGTTGGCACAGATTCAGCTGGTGGCTTCTTGCGTCCAACTGATCACTTGGGCGACCAGTTCGTTGACGCGCTGCGTGCTCGCACTGTGCTCTCAAACGTAGGTGCTCGCTTCCTGTCTGGTTTGAAAGGCGATGTTGCGATTCCTAAGCTGGCTGGCGGTGCTGCTGCTGCGTTCGTTGGTGAGAACTCAGCTGTTGCTGAGCAGAATCCAACATTCGCACAGATCACAATGTCTCCAAAGACATTGGGTGCGTTTGTCGACATCTCTCGCTTGCTCATGATCCAGTCTGATCCATCTGTTGAGCAGATCATCCGCGATGACCTGTTGAACGCTTTGGCACAGAAGATCGAAGATGTGGCTATCGAAGGCGGTGCAACTAACGAGCCATCAGGCATCCTAGACACAACAGGCATTGGCTCTGTTGCTCTTGGAACTAACGGTGCAGCTCCGACTTGGGCATCAATGGTGAACCTGGTTCGCGAAGTTGAGCAGGACAACGCTGCGATCAATGCAAACTCGCTGCGCTTCTTGACCAATCCAAAGGTGAAGGCGAAATTGAGCCAAACATCTAAGGTCGCGAGCACAGACTCTGTGATGATCATGGATGATCCTTGGACTTCACTCTATGGCTACGGCATGGAAGTGACTTCTAATGTTCCATCTGATCTGACAAAAGGCACTGGTAGTGCATTGTCAGCAATGATCTTTGGTGACTTCAGCCAGCTGCTGATCGGTTTATTCTCGACAGCAGACATCCTGATCGATCCATACACAGGCGGAGCTGCTGGTACAGTTCGCATCCGCGTCATGCAGGAAGTGGATTGTGGTGTACGTCACGCGCAATCGTTTGCTGCAATCACTGACATGATCACCACCTAAGTGATCAATGGCTGACGGGGCTCTCTGAGCCCCTGATGCTTTGAGGAGATTTGACATGAAACTGATCGCAACACGAGGTGTCCGGGTCGCTGGCGTAAGTTATGAGCCAGGTGATCTGATTGAAGTTGATGATCGCTCTGCGACTGAGCTCCTGGCGTCTGGCAAGGTGATCCCGACTGATTCGGTTGATCGCTCGATCGGGCTCAATACAGAGACCGCTGCTCCGCTAAAAGCTAAGACAAAGCGCACTACTACCACCAGGAAGAAAAAGGCTGACTGATGGCTGTTGAGACCGCTGACGACCGCTCATATTTTGTCTCCATCGATGATTTCGGTGTGACTGGCACATATACACCAGCTGGCGGTTCTGCGAGCTCGATGAGCGGTATATTCGACAACGATTTTGTCGAGGTCGATACTGGCGGTTCGGTTTCATTTGCACAGCAGCAAGCGACATTCATGTGTCGGACTGCTGATGTGTCAGCTGCTGCCGAGGGAGATTCCTTGGTGATCGGTGGCGAAACTTACATCATCCGCATTGTGCAGCCTGATGGCACAGGCATGACCAATCTGATCCTGGAGCTCCAGTAATGGCACACGTTCGCAAACAGATCAGAGACGCTGTGGTGACAGCTCTCACAGGTTTGACGACCACAGGATCGAATGTTTTCGCGACTAGGGTGTATCCGCTGGCATCTGCGAAACTGCCTGGTCTCTGCATTTACACAGCAGCGGAAGATGCTGAGCTCGAGATCATGGGCTCGAGCAGGACATTGATGCGCTCTCTCGATGTGATCGTGGAAGCGTATGCCCAGGGAACGACCACAGTGGACAATTCCCTGGATCAGATCGCACTCGAGATCGAGGAGGCACTTGCTGCCGATTCGGGTGTCGATGCCCTGGTGAAAGATATATACTTGACCAGAACAGATATTGATTTGGATGGCGGTGAAAGTGAAAAGGTCACTGGTGCTGCCAGACTAACATTCAGAGCCGTCTATCGGGTGGCCGAGAATGATGTTGAAACTGCCATCTAAAGGAGACTGAAAATGGCTAATCATGTAGGAAAAGACGGGCTGGTTAAGATCGGCTCTGACACTTTGGGCGAGCTCCGCACTTGGTCTTACCAGGTCTCAGGTGAGGTGATCGAGGATTCAGTGATGGGCGACACAGCTCGCACATACAAGCCAGGTCTAACCACCTGGTCTGGAACAGCTGAGGCGTTCTGGGATGAAGCTGACACAGCACAGACCGCTTTGACAGCTGGTGCTGAGATCACGCTGAGCTTTTATCCAGAAGGTGCAGACACTGGCGACACTTATTACAGTGGTTCTGCGATTGTCACTGAGGTGAGCTCGACTGCCACAATGGATGGCATGATTGAAGCATCATTCTCATTCACTGGATCAGGTGCTCTGACTTCAGCAACAGCGAGCTAATACATGAAAGCGATTGACCGAGCGAAAGCTCATTTTGAGGCACTCGAGGAGCGCAGCATTGCGATCCCAGAGTGGGGCGATGACGGTCAGCCATTAAAAGTTTACTGCAAGGCTCTGACTCTCCAGGAGAAAGCCAAGCTGTACAAAATGGCTCAGGACAACGATTTACTGTTGTTCGTTTATGCGATCATCTACAAAGCACTGGATGAGAATGGCGAGAAGCTGTTCAGCCTGGAAGATAAAAAAGCACTGGCAGAAAAAGCTGATGCTGATGTTGTCGCCAGGCTGGGAGCTTTCATTCTGTCTGGAATGGATGTGGAAGATCAGGAAAAAAACTGAGGAGCGATCCTGACCTGTTCGCGCAGTATGCGCTCGCTGACCGATTAGGAAAGACGCTGGCAGAGATCCAGCTGATGTCCGACAGCGAATTCTCAGGCTGGATCGCTTATCTGCACATAGTGAGCGAGAGGCGAAATGGCTAGAAATGTACAGTTTGACATTCGAGCGGTCGATAAAACTGCTCAGGCTTTTCGATCAGTAAAGCAGCGGGTCGGTGGACTGACTAAATCCATTTTCTCTCTCCGAAACGCACTGGCTGGAGCAGCTGGTGCGATGGCATTTCAGAGCCTGGCAACTGGTTCTGACAATCTCCTGAAATTCAGTAATCGAGTCGGAATCTCTGTCGAGGCTTTGTCGGAGCTGAAATTTGTGGCAGAAATCGCTGGATTGACAGTGGAGCAGTTCACGATGGCGATGCAGCGATCTACTCGCAGGATCGCGGAGGCTGCCCAGGGGACGGGCGAGGCCAAGGATGCGCTGCGCGAGCTCGGTCTCGATGCCAGCAAGCTGGTCGCAATGAGCCCAGATCGGCAGCTCGAGGCTATCGCTGATGCGATGCTGGGTGTCACTAACCAGGCAGACAGAGTTCGCCTGGCGATGAAGCTGTTCGACTCTGAAGGTGTGGCGATGATCCAGACCATGCAGGGTGGATCGAAAGAGATCAGGCAGCTGCGAAAAGAAGCAGAGGCTCTCGGTGGCACACTCTCAAAGAGCGAGGCCGAGGA